TAACGGACGAGCGGCGTTTAAAAGACCTGTTAACTCATACCTATGACTATGCCGATATCATAGCGTTCGATTACGAAACCACCGGCCTGAAACCCCACGCAAAAGGACATCAGATAGTAACCTGCGCGGTTGCTGAGTCTGCTACTTCCTGTTACGCCTTCAACATGCCCAAGGAAGGGGAGAACCTGCATATCTGGAAGCAGATTCTAAAGGAAAGGGCGATTGCCAAGGTAGCGGCTAACATGAAGTTTGAAGACGCGTGGAGCAGGTTCATTTTGCAGACCGTTGTTGAAAACTGGATTCATGACACCATGCTTACGGCGCATATTCTTGATAACCGTAAATCAGTCACCGGCCTGAAGTTCCAAGCATACGTTGAATTCGGTATCGTAGATTATGATAGCAAAGTTTCTGAGTATCTTGTGGGGGAAGACGAAAAGGAATCCAATGGCTTCAACCGAATCCTTCAGGCTCCCCGCAAACCCCTGTTACTGTATAACGGGTTTGATAGCTTGTTAGAATTTCGGTTGTACCTTATTCAAAAGGAGATTCTAGGGCTGTGATTACTTCCGCTGAAACATATTCCGCATTCAAGCTGATTCACGAAGGTATATTAGCATTGGCGCGGGCCGAAGCTGTAGGAATCCGCGTTGACGTTGATTACTGCATCCGTACTACTAAGCGCCTTGACAGGGAAATCAATTACGCCAATAAGAAGTTTGAGGCTTCCGACCTTGCAGCACAATGGAAGAAGGTCTATCGAAGCGAAGTCAATTTCAATTCGGACCCCCAGCTTGCTAAGGTTGTTTTTGAGCACATGAAGATAGAGCCTAAGAAGTTCACCGAGAAGGGTAATCCTTCCGTGGACGAAGAGGCGTTGAAAATGCTAGGCTTGGAAGAGGTTGACCTGATCTTGAAGGTACGGCACCTTACCAAAGTTCGTGATACCTACATCGGCGGGTACTTGCGGGAGAATGTTGAAGGGATTATGCGCCCCTTTTTCAACCTGCACACGGTTGTTTCTTACCGTTCCAGTTCAGACCGCATCAACTTCCAGAATCAGCCGAACCGCGACCCGTTGTTAAAGAAGCTTTGCCGGGAAGCAATCTTGCCCCACAAAGGACAGAAGATCCTATGCGCTGACTTCAAGGGGTGCGAGGTTTCCGGGGCGGCTGCTTATAACAAAGACCCGCAACTTATCAAGTATCTCATCGACCCTACCACGGACATGCACCGGGACGTTGCGGTTGATTGTTTCCTTACCACGCCGGACCAGATCATCAAGCCTGTTCGTAATACTGCTAAATCCTTCTTCACCTTTGCGCAGTTCTACGGCGATTGGTACAAGTCGTGTGCAGAAAACATGTGGAAGGAAATGCAGAACGAAGATACCCACAAGCTTAAAAGCGGTATTATTCTTCTCGATCACCTGTACGACAAGGGCATAAAGACCTATCAAAGCTTTGAAGACCAAGTAAAGAAGGTTGAAGATATCTTCTGGAACAAGCGGTTTAAGGTCTACAAGAAGTGGAAAGAAGATTGGTATGCTGATTACCTCAAGAAAGGCTATTTTACGACCCTTTCCGGTTTTACCTGTCGTGGGGTCATGGACAATAAACAAGCCGTCAATTACCCCATTCAAGGCTCTAGTTTCCACATGCTTCTATTGACGTTCATACTGCTTGACCGGGAACAGGACCGGAGGGGTTGGAAATCCCGGTTGATTGGGCAGATCCATGACGAAATGGTTATGAGTGTGGACCCTGCTGAAGAACGGGAAGTAATAGAAACAATCCAACATATCGTTACCGTGGAAGTTCCCAAGATTTTTACATGGATCAATACCCCGCTGGTTATTGAAGTTGAGACAACCGAAGTCAACCAATCGTGGTATCACAAGAAAGACATTCACAAGAAGAAGGAAGAGGGTCACGCCGATTATCAATGGTTGGATGCGGCTTAACTACACAGGAGGTTATAATGGCTTTCAGAAAATCATGCGGCGACACATTACGGAAGCTTCAAAGCGATCACAAACAGAAAGAAGGGGCGAACCGTAAGATGTTGGCCTATCTTATGGAACTGTTGGAAAACGACAAGATTGATAACCCCTACGATCAAGAATTCATTCGTAGCGTGGAAGCCCGTATGAATGCCGACCTACCGCTTACCATTAAACAGCAAGAGCATCTTGATAGGTGTTATCATGATAGATATTGACGTTAGAGCGGAAATGCAACGGGTAGTTGCTGGGGAACTTGCTTTCATAGACCTTGCAGCATTGGCTAAACGTTCCGACTATACAAAAATGCGGCTTGTTGACATAGCAAAGGAAATGGGGCTTGTGGTGCATCCTGACCTACCCCAGCACAAATACAGGGCGACATTACCGTGTGGTAGAACACCGCATCAAATCAACGAAAGTCAAAGGTACAGGGAGGTAAGAAATGGAGTGTGATAAGCATGGCTGGAAGCAAAGAGCGGGTAGCATAATAAAAGAAGTATGTCCTTTTTGTGTGCAGGAAACGGCGGAGGCGCTTATTAAGCCACAACGACCCGTGATGCGGTTTAACGAGAGCGGCTCCAAGTACCTGCGTGAAGTTCCTTGCGTGATTGACGGCAAGATAGACGTTTACGCCGTACTGGACGCATTCAATGTAATCTGCCCCGCAAGACAACATGCCCTGAAAAAGTTACTCTGTACGGGTATTCGGGGCAAAGGGGACGCACTGCAAGACCTGAAGGAAGCAAGAGACGCAATCACACGCGCCATTCAGATGGAAGAATCTCGCAATAAAGGAGAGAAGTAACCATGCCCTTAGCTAAAGACTATCGCCCCCGGAACCTTCAGGAGTTTGAAGGTAACGCAGCACTCAAGGCCGCACTGGAATCCAAACTGAAGCAACCCGCCAATAAGCGCCCACATGTCTATCTTTTTACTGGTCCGAAGGGTTGCGGCAAAACAACCCTTGCGAGAATCGTTGCTGATAATTTAGAGTGTTCCGAGTTTGAATTTACGGAAATCGATGCTTCTGATGAAAGCGGGGGTGTGGCGGCGGTAAGAGATCTGAAAAGAACAATTCGCCACATGCCAATGGAAGGTAAGGTCCGAATCTGGTTTATCGATGAGTGTCATCGCATAAGCAAGCAAGGGCAGGAAGCTTTCCTTAAGATGTTAGAGGAACCACCCTCTTACGCATACTTCATCTTGGCTACCACGGACCCGCAACTGCTCAAGCCCACCCTGAAGGACCGTTGTGTTACGTTTGAAGTCAAGCCACTCACTGATAAGGAAATGTTTACCCTCCTTGACGAAGTGGTAGCCACCGAGGACAAGGACGTACCGGACGATGTACTGAAGCAGATAGTTAAAGCTTCCAACGGACACCCCCGCGCTGCCCTGCAAATCCTTGAAAGGGTTATTGATTTACCCCCCAAGGAAATGAAAGCGGCGGCAGAACAGACCGAAGAAAATGAGGCGCAAGTCAAAGAACTGATTACGGCGCTCATAAACCGTCATAAATGGCCTGTAGTAGCAAAACTAATACAAGGTGTAGCCGAAGAACCTGAGAGCGTTCGTAGGGCTATTCTTGGCTACGTAACGGCTATATTGTTAAGCGGCAAGGACATGAAACAAGCGGCAATGATTCTTGACTGCTTTTCTGATAACTTTTATGACAGTGGCAAGGCGGGCTTAGTCAAAGCTTGTTACGAGTGTGTGTTATAAAATAATTTCCCGTTTATGTCTTTTGTGTCATTTTCTTGTTGCAATGTGATTTTCTTTAGTCTATAACGAATTCCGCATTGCAACACAACCAATAGGAGAACATGTAATGCCTTTGCAGATTCCCTTTCAGGTAGCAGACAAAACCCTCTATATTACCAGCGGCGACAAGAGTTATGAAATCAGTGAATACCGCGCTATCAAGAATCCCAAGTCTCAGGAAATAGAAGATACCCTTTGCCCGTTCAAGTGGTTTGGTGCTTTGGACGGGGCTATCACGGCAGCACTGAACATGCAGATACGGGCATCGGACGCATCCAACTTCAGGGAACTCAAGGAGGTAATCAAAAGCTGCACCGAGAAGCTTGCCAGCGATTACGAGATCAAGCCGCAAACAGCAGGTAGTCAACAATCCACTACAAGGAGGCGTAGAACTTGAGCGTAGAAGAACGGCGCAGACGGCGAGGACCCCCGGAACCCCCGCCCGCCGAAGAAGCCCCGCCCCGGAGGGTCAGAACCAGAACCCCGCAAACACAGGAGGAACCGGTAGCACAGGAAAGGGAAGTACCGCAGGTAGAAGATGGGGAAACGTTTGACTACGATGCTGATTTAGCTATCAACCCCTTCTTCCTTGACGCCGAATTCCTGAATCATGCCCGTATCGCCATGCGTTACAACAAGGAAGCGGCACGGGCCAACAAAGCAGCAATGGAAGCGGAAGAGAAGGTTAAGACCAAGCGTAGCGAGTTGGTGAAGATTGCCAACGAAACCCCGGAAGTGATGGGTAACGGTATCAAACCTACCGCCCCCAACGTTGAAGCGTACTACCGGATGCACCCCGAATACAAAAAGATCAAGCAGTCTTGGATTGACGCGGTTTACTACGCGGATTTGATGAGGGGGGCCGTGGCGCAGTTTGCTGCTAGGAAATGCGCCATTGAAGGGGAGATCAAGCTTTTCGGCATGAACTACTTTGCGAACCCGCAAGAGCCGAGGGATCTACCCGAAGCAGTTAAACGGCTGGAAGAACTCAAGAGCAAGAACACGCAGCAGAGCATCAAAGAGTCCCTGAACCGTAGGCAACGATAACCTTTACACGCAGCACCACACCACTAACAAAGGAGAAGTAAAGCACATGCCTAAGAACGAAAGCATTGGTATCAAGGAACTGGCGGCACTCGTTGCAGAAAAAATGGATTGGAGTCAGAAGGACGCAAAAGCGGCTATCGACGCCACCATCGAAGCGATCACCGATACCTGCAAGGGCGGCAAGGACGTCAAGCTGGTAGGTTTCGCTACCTTCAGCAACGTCTTTGTGGAAGCCCACGAAGCCCGTAACCCCGCTACTAGCGGAACAGTACATGTGCCGGATAAAAACGTCTTCAAGATCAAGGCAGCAAAGGGCGTGGACATGACCCCGCCGAAACCGGCAGCCAAGGGTCGCAGAAACCGCTAACAACAAGCTGGGGGGCCGAGCGCCTTAAACTCACAGTAGACACCCTAGCCCCGCCACAACATCAAAGACAGGGGAGAACAACGAAAATGATCAAGCCTACTGTTGGAAGAGTCGTGTATTACACGCCGGGATACGGGGAAAATATCGCATGGGACGGGTCAAGCCCACTTGCTGCAATCGTTACCTGCGTGTGGTCCGATACCTGCGTCAATTTGGGTATCTTTGACGCTAACGGAGTAACCGCTAGCCGCACTTCCGTTCCGCTCATTCAGGGGGACGCACCGAAACCGAGCGGGTATTTCTGTGAGTGGATGCCCTACCAGCTTCAGCAGGCGGCAAAGCAAGCGGACCCCGAAGAAACGCTGGCGTAATTAACACCACATCAAACAAGGAGATTTGGAATACATGGCAAGCAAACGACCCAGCATGAGGGAAAGGGTAAAAGAGGCGGCAGCAAAACAGGCTTCCGGCGGTGCAGCGTACATCAAGATACCGGACGGCGCGAAAGCTAAGTTCTTCCAGCCGAAAGCCGAGGAATACGAGCTGGATTGCCTCCCTTACGAAGTCACCATCAAGAACCACCCGGAAGGGTTGAACCCCGGCGACCTCTGGTACAAGAAGGATATCAAGGTCCACTATAACATCGGTGCGGAAGAGAAGTCCTATATTTGCCCACGCACCATCGGCCTCCCCTGCCCGATCTGTGAGGCTCACAAGGTTCTGGCAAAAGACCCGAGCGCCACGGACGAAGAAGTCAAGGCGCTAGTCCCGAAGGACCGCGTAATTTTCCAGGTTATCGACCTGAAAGACGATTCCGGGACCATCCAGCTTTTTGAGTACAGCCACCATCTGTTCAACAAAAAGCTGCTGCTGGAAATCAACAAGACCGAGAACGGCGCAGGCAGCACCCGCCGCCGCAAGACGGTCCACGCCGGTTTCGCGGATCTGGAAGACGGGCAGACGCTCATCGCTTCCTTCCAAGAGAAGTCGATGGGCAAGAACAAGTTTTTCGAGTGCGACCGCATCGACGCGGACGACCGGGACGCTTACGGCGAGGAGATTCTGGACGAAACCCTCGACCTCGATAGCATCATCGAAATCCACCCCTACGAGAAGTTAGAGGCGATCTTCCTTGCTATCGCTGATTCCGGCAAGGAAAAGGAAGAAGAGAAGCCCGCAGGACGCCGCAGGGGGGCCGAAGCCAAGGAAGAAGACCCGGAACCCACCAAGGAAGAGAACACCGGCAGAAGGCGGGGACGTGGCGCTGAAAAAGAGGAAGCCGACCCGCCCAAAGAAGAGGGACGCCGCAGGCGTGGCGCTGCTGAACCGGAAGAGAAGAAGGAAGAAGCCCCGGCAGGCCGCAGGGGTAGGGGCGCAGCCAAGGAAGAAGAGAAGAAGGAAGATCCGGCCCCCAGCGGCAGGCGTACCCGTGGCGCAGCCAAGGAAGAAAACCCCTGCCCGCACGGGTTGAAATTCGGGGAAGACCACGAAACGCAGGATTGCTGCATCGATACCTGCCCTGAAGAAACGTGGGAGAAGTGCAAAGCTTGTCACGAAGGTAAGTAACCTCCCCAATAACATCTAACGTCACACTAAGGCGGGTTAGTGGTTCATTCCCTGACCCGCCTTATTACATTCAAGAGGTAAGCATGGAGGAACCCCGTACAGACCCAGCACCCCCCACTATATCAATCAAACGTGCAATCGAAATAGCCGAAAAGGAATTCGGCGTTGTCGTGAAGCACAAGAGAATGATAGCGTGGGTAGAATTGCACGATTGCTGCTTTCAACCCGGAGGGGTAGGCGGCAAAATCTATGTAGTAGAAGAGAAATTCAGGAGGCTTTTCAATGGGACGAACACCGCCGAGCAAGCCCAAGGCAGCACCGCAGAAACCCCCGCTCAAGGAACAGATCATATCACGATCCAGAAAACCGGCTACCACCCCCGAAAAAGAAAGGGAAAAGAAAGCACCGCTTGATTCTGATCACTTCGTTTCTTCCGGGTCTACCCTGCTGAACCTTGCTTTGACCGGACACCCGAATTTCGGTTGGCAGTTGGGGAAGATGGCTAACATCATCGGTGACTCAGGCGCAGGCAAAACACAGCTTGCGCTAACCGCTTTTGCGGAAGCTTCCTACAACCCCGTCTATAACAACATGCGCCTGAGATATGATGACGCCGAGAACGCGTTAGAATTTGACCTTGGGGAAGTCTTTGGACCGAAGACTGAGAAACGGGTTGAAGTACTGGACCCGCCGAGTGATAACATCGAACAGTTCAGCGACAACCTAGCCCTTACCATTCGTGATAACGTTCCGTTCATCTACGTGCTGGATTCCTTTGACGCCATTGGGTCCGAAGCTGATACGGAGCATATCGAATCGGAACGCAAGATACGCTTGGGGGAAAGCAAGAAGGACAGCAAGGGCAGTTACGGCATGGCGAAACCCAAGCTTGCCAGTCAGTTGTTGCGGGAAGAGTGCGGCAAGCTGAAGCGTACCAAGGGCGCTTTGCTGATAGTCAGTCAGACCCGCGACAACCTCACCCCCGGTTCTTTTGAGAAGAAAACCCGCAGCGGGGGTAGGGCGTTGAAGTTTTACGCTACCCATGAAGTTTGGGTAATCCTTACCGGCCAGATAACACATCCCAAAACCAAGTTACGGATTGGTGCGGAGTGTGACGTGAAGGTGACTAAGAACAAAGTCACGGGCAAACGCCGCACAGTTTCCTTCAACGTCTATGACGGTTACGGCGTGGATGATATCGGCTCCATGATTGACTTCATGCTGGACATGGACGCGTGGACCGGGGGCGGCAAATCCAACATTGATACCAAGGGGGATTTAGGCTTGAAGGAAGCTATCTCCCGCGCCAAGTTGATCGATCTGCTGGAAACTGAGGAGGACAGACTGGCAGAGATGAAAGACATAGTTGCTGAAGAGTGGAACGAGCGGGAGAAGGAAGTACAACCGGATAGGAAAAAGCGGTATGAGTAGAACCACCGGTAAGAAAGCAGAACGCATAACGGGACAGGTCTACTTGGGGTTGGACCTGTCCCTCACCTCTTCCGGCGTGGCGTTCATTGACGATCAAGGTAATGCCAAGTACGCCAAACCTATCAAGGTGAAATCAAAGGGCGCTGAACGGCTCTTTGAGATTTACGAGACAGTGCGGAGTTGCTGTATCAAGCTTAAACCTGTAGCTGTTTGCATAGAAGGGTATGCCCACAATGCCAAGTATGGGCGAGAAGCAGCGGGGGAACTTGGGGGCGTTATCAGAATGCTTCTCTATTCCCTCGACATTCCATTCTATATCGTTCAAGTCAAATCCTTGAAGTGCTTTGTTAGCGGTAGGGGGGACGCTGATAAAGATCAGATGCAAATGTACGTTTACAAGACGTGGGGGTTTGAAGCCCCGAACAATGACGTAGCAGACGCATACGGGCTGGCAAAAATGGCCCATGCGGTTCATGAATTAGTTTCTGAAGGGTCTATGTCAGGTTGGACCCTTGAACAGGTTAAAACGGTGAAATTGGTAGCTGAGTCAAAAGAAGAGAAGCTTGAGAAGAAACGCACCCTGAAGCAAGCCAAGGAAGACAGGCGCAGGAAGAAGGAAGAAAAATACATGTAAAGGGGGAGATGTGAAGAAAGCAGCAATTGCAATAGATGATTGGAAGCTTCCTATTTTCAAGAGGCATTTGGCCGGAGCCGGATATACTTTCAAACAGGGTCCGGGGCTGACAAAGACCACGCTCATGCTCACGGTAGAAACCAATAACGTTGCTGCGCTGGGGGCGGTAGTGCAGGCAGCAAACAACGAAGCAGCTTTAAGCAAGAGGGATGACTAACTTGCAAGAAAGACTTTGCAATAAATACGGTTGCGGCACTCCTATGACTGCCACAAGAGAATTTGATAAGTATGCCTATTCAAATGAGGCGTACCGTCAAAGGAAATACCGCTGTCCTGTTTGCGGCAATGAAACTTTCTGGTTGGCTAAACCGAGTCTGGACGGAACTTTTGCAGCATTGCATAACCTCGACATACCGGGGGGCGGTCATAGTGGATCTTCCATGATGGCCGACCCCCGCATTTACCCCCCTCGCCCCCCTCAATCCACTACCTTAAAAGACTTGTTTGAATAAAGGACCGATATGAACGAACACATAACGCAAATACAGATAAAGAACTTCCAAAGCCACCGCGACACCCTCATAAAGCTGAAGCCGGGGGTTAATGCTATCGTGGGTTTGTCGGACGCCGGGAAGTCTGCCGTACTTAGGGCCACCGGACTTGTGCTCACGAATAGCGGCCTCGATCAATCTCGTTGGGGCGGGGTGACGGACGTTGAAATTACTTTTGCGGACGGTAACGTGGTAAGCAGAACCGCCGACCCGAAAAACAAATACTACCTGCTGAATGACGATGTTGATAACGTCTATGAGAACGTGGTTAAGGACGGTATGCCTACCGACATTGCCGAAGTCATTAACATGGACGAAATCAATATCAGCCGTCAAATGGACCTTCCGTTCCTTCTTGGGGAAACGGCGGGGAGCCAAGACTCTGAACAAATGTTGTAATCTGGAAATCATAGATACAACCATCAAAGCAATCAAAGGAACAGCCTCACGCAACAAAGATGATATCAACATAGCGACCGCGCAGTTAACCGAGTTGGAGGAACAGAAAGCTTCTTTCGGTTTCCTCAAACAGATGGAGGAGGACGTCCATGGATATGAGCTTCTTGTCGAAAGCAATTCTAGCCTTGATAATACTATTCGATCTTTGGATACTCTTCTCTTGTCACTCGGAAGACAGAAAGAGGAAGAAAGAGAACTTGCCGCCCTCCTGCAATCCGAGACGGATATTAACAAGGTCTTCGCGCAGATTCAGGAACAGAAAGAGGTATCACAGACTATTTTTCAAATCACGGGTACAATTTCCGCAATAGCCAAAGACCAAGAAGAAATAGCGGCTCTAAATTCCCTCTTAAAGGCTGAAACGGAACTAAAGGAAGCCCTTTCCTTGCTTGCCGAGGTAGAACCGCTAAATGCTACCATTTTGGGCCTTAATCAGCTACTCATAGCTATTGAGAGTGACGAAGACGATTCAGCGCAGGTTGCCGACCTGTTACAAGCGGAGCCTGCCGTAACCGAAGCCCTGAAATTGATCGATCAACGGGCCGAAGTTCAGAAAGAGGGACAGGGGTTACAGAATCTTATCATGCTGATTGAAAAACAACTGAAGCAGAAAACGACTCTGGAAAAACAGATTACAGATAAAGAAATTGAATTCAATAAAGCCATGCCGGATACTTGTCCGTTATGTGGAGGTGAAGCTTGAGAACGACAGGACCAAAACGAAAACCACCGCTATGTACTTGTGGTTGTGGGGAATTTGTCACACGACATTATAGAGGTAAGAAATGGAATAAATACATAAAAGATCATAATGGAAAAGGTTGTAGTAACGGTAAATGGAAGGGTGGTTTAACCATAGGAGAGCGTGGATACATTCTTATCAATATCGAAGGTAAACGAGTACGTAGATGTCGTTATGTCATGGAGTTGCACTTGGGTAGAAAACTCACACGAAAAGAAGTTGTTCATCACATTAATGAAATAAGGGATGACGATACCATTGAGAATTTACAGCTATTTGCAACACAGGCAGAACACGTAGCTTTTCATTTAAAAGGAAAACCAAGACCTAGGAGTGTATGTGAAAAGATATCCAAATCTCAAAAAGGTAAAACTGTTGCATTAGAAACAAAGGTTAAAATTTCAAACACTCTCAAAGGTAATACTATTTGGGCGGGTAAGAAACATACAGACGAAAGCAAACGTAAAATGTCCGAAGCTAAACGAGGCTCAACACTCACAGAAGAACATAAAGCAAAAATCGCAGCAGCCGGTGTACTCAGATGGGCAAAACGCAAAGGAGTATGTAAATGAAAAATCCAACAGCTATATTTACTTCCGATTGGCACTTACGAGAAAATAACCCCATTTGTAGAACAGATAATTTTATTGAAGCGCAAACACGAAAGTTACATTTTATATCCGATTTGCAAAAGAAACACAATTGTCCTATTATCCTCGGGGGCGATCTGTTCGATCATTGGAAACCGAGTCCGTGGTTACTGGGGTATTGTTTCCGCAATCTTCCCGATAACATATACGCCATTGCGGGAAATCATGATTTGCCAGCACATTCAATGGAAAATATAGAGCGTAGCGGTATTAACGTATTGGCAGACGCGGGAAAAATAAAACTGCTTCATTCTGATGATGCGTATTCTCTTGGGAAGTTTTCTGCCGTTGGTTTTCCTTGGGGTACTGAGATGTGTGGTGTTAAAAGAAGCCGCACACCTTTTGTTGCCGTGGTGCATCATTTAGTTTTCAAAGGCAAAGAACCGTTTCCGGGCGCTTCTGTTTCAGGAGGTACAGCAAAGTCCATTATAGAAAAACTGCATGGATTTGGCGCGATATGTGTTGGCGATAATCATCAAACCTTTGTTGAACGCGTGGGTTCTCAAGTTTTGGTTAACGCTGGGAGTCTTCTTAGGACTACTGCCGCTCAAGCAGACCACAAGCCCTGTGTGTTTCTTTGGTGCGCTGATACAAACGAAGTCGAACAGGTTTTCTTGCCGATTGAGCAGGGTGTAGTCAGCCGGGAACACATTGAAGTCAAGAAGCAACGAGACGATAGGATAGAATGTTTCGTTTCCAATCTCAAGAAAGACGTGGATGTTGGGCTTTCGTTCGGTGATAACATTTCTAAGAGGATTGCAGCAGACAACGTAAGCAAGCCGGTTCAGAAGCTAATCTATAACGCAATGGGGAGATAACAGCATGGAAGAGAAAAAGGTTACTGCCAAAGGGGTCATGGGGTACGCATTTGCAAAAGACCTTGACGAAGCAATGCAGATTGGGTTGAGTTGGGGATACCCTGAAATCACCTTTGGCGGCAAGGTCTACGTTTTGTTTGACGGCAAATACAGGGAGGTCAATCCGAATGGGAAGGGCTGAAAGCAAGTTCAATATCAAGATGGAAGACAAGGCTTTCACAAAATACTGGTGTGAGGGTCCAAGCGTCCTGTATGTCATGGAGGGCGGGATTGAAGTAATCCTTACTGCACCGGACATGCGGGAACTTGCCATAGCGTGGCGCAAGATTACAGGGACGGTTCTGAATGAACGTGATGTTACTATCATGGTGTTTGGCTCCCGTAAGAACGCAACCCCGGTAGAAGTGAAACCTGCACAAAACGGGATTGCTGGTTTAGTTTGGGTCTATCATGCCGAATCCGATTGCGTGTTCGTTGACATACGCGCCAAAGTCGATGGCGTAGACCTTGAAGAAATCGGACCCGCTGTTGAATTCACAACTCTGGAAGCCAAGAAAGCTTTGATGGCTAAAGGATGGAGTAGAGCAGACACCAAAGAAGTAACGATTCAAGAAGGATACGATAACATCCCTTTCTGACCTATACCAATACGGAGGTTTAAAACATGGCAACGGTAATCGAAAGACTCACGAAGATGAAGGACGAACTGGAGGCGGCAAAAATCGACAGGGCGGAGATTGATGGCGCTATCAAACAGAACATGGAACGCCTGAAGACAGAGTTTCAATGCGGCTCTCTTGAGAGAGGGAAAAGCAAACTCAACAGCCTGAAGGAAAAGAAAGCGAAGCTTGACGAAGAGATAGAGGACGCCGTTACTTCACTGGAAAAATCCTACGTTTGGTAATAACAGGAGGTCACACAAATGACACAATATCCGCCGCAACCCACGGACACCCGTTCTATGTTCCACGAACAAACTGAAGCTGCTACCGCTTCTTTTGACAACACCACAACCGAAATGGAACTACCTCCTAAGTTCTGGAAGTGGTACAGGCGCAACATTTTGAAATACGCAAAGAAATACCCCGACTCTACTCCTGAACAACTCATGAAAATAGCAGCAACAGACTTTTACACGGAATGAATATGACAACAACCAACTATCGCCAAATTCTCGAAAGACGTAAGGGGCAACTGGAACAGTGCGATTCCATGATCGCCACAACCCAAAAGAACCTTGCCAGATTACAGGGGGAACAGGAGGAAATAGAACAGGCACAGGTTATTATCATGGAAACTGCGCAACAGACACAGCAGCAGCTTGAGTTTCATATCAGCAACATTGTGTCACTCGCACAAGCTGCTGTATTTGACGATCCTTATACCTGCCAGATAGAGTTTGTGCAGAAGAGAAACCAAACGGAGGCTGATATCTCTCTGGTAAGGAATGGGGCTAAGGTTGAAGATCCGTTGAACGGGGCTGGCGGGGGTGCGTGTGACGTGGCGGGCTTTGGCTTGAGGGTTGCTCTTTGGAGCCTGAAATCCCCCAAGACTCGACCTATACTCATTCTTGATGAACCGTTTAGCCGTTTAAAGGGAAGAGATGCTAATATGAAGGCTATCCAAATGGTTAAAACCGTAGCGGATAAGTTAAACCTTCAAGTTCTTATGGTTTCAGACGAACGTGTAAGTTTAGAAGACATCGAAAAGGGTGCAGATAACATAATACGTGTATCAATCAAAAAGGGAGTTTCTTATGTTGAATAGCTCTTGTTCTGTAGATAATTGCGAAACACACAATTATGCAAAAGGTTTGTGTAAAAGACACTATAGGCAAATGCAAAGACATGGTGAAATTCTCAAACATACCAGATTTGAAGGTAATCTTTACTACATCAGAGGATCTAGATGCTTTATAAAATGTTTTGACATTGACGGTAATAGTGTTGGTTTTGCCATTATCGATATAGAAGACATGGAAAAATGTAAATTGCATATATGGCACATCTCTTCCGGCGGGTATGTGTGTTGCACAAGACCTATGCTCAGATTACACAATTACGTGCTCGACAAGAAAACTTCGCGCAAAACACCCGTTGACCACATTAATAGAAATACTTTGGACTGCACTAAAGCTAACCTTAGGGTTGTAACAGCCTCGGATAACAAATGCAATTCTGGAATATATAAAAACAACACTTCTGGTTACAAGGGAGTACATCCCCATAGAAATAAGTGGAGAGCTAGGATTCGTAAAAATGGAGAAATTGTGCATCTTGGTATATTTGCACATGCTGAAGACGCCGCAATTGCGTACAATCAAGCGGCATTAAAACTTCACGGAACATGCGCGTCACTAAACAAAATTGCAATCAAGGAGGGTGTTAGTTATGTCGTGTAGCATGGATTTAAAAATGAAGATTGAGTTAAAAGCAGTCTTGGAAGGGTGCGAAGTGCCGACAAAGGTTATTGGTATCATTGGCGACGTTCTAATGGAACTTGACAGGGCAGATGCCAAGTATACCGATGACAGAATGGTTGAGCCGATCGTGGGGCTTACCACTATCAAATGTGAATTGCTGGAACTTGAAAGGGAGTGCCTGAGACACCCGGAACTGAGGCGTCCCAAGGACATGCGGAAGGAAGCTGTGCAGGTTGCGGCTATGGCAATCAAGTTCTTACGGGACATTTGCAAATAGCTGTTGACAGGCTTCCCGCTCTGTAGTATTGTCGGGCTTCCTGTGTGGTTGAGGTTGAGAGAGGCTGTAGCAAGAGAAAAGCCCCGGTGATTGTTTGCCGGGGCTTTTCCGTGTCCTACTCTGCTGTAACAGGCTTGCCATCAACAACCCCGTCCACCTTCTCCCTCGCCCACCAGCCGCCTACCCTTACCCCCGCCCACATGATCCACCTACGCCATGCCGGTTGCTTCTCAGCTTCCATGGCGTCCCTGAAGATCCAATCACAGCGGCTCCTGTCGGTATCGGTCATGCGATACAGGTAATCATGGATAACTGCCGCCTCATGCACCTTGTTACCGCACAACGCATACATGATAGGAAGGAAACGGGGAACAGAAGCGAAGTCAGTCACGAACCCTTTGGGAACCGAGATAATCTGACCGTCACTGGTCACATAAGCGAATTCAGCATTCAGCCTATGGTTATCATGGTCAACCAAAGTGGTATCCAGTACCGTTAAGAACACGCCTTTATTGCTCATGCTGTAGCCTCCATAGCCGTTTTTAAACCCGCAACCTCCATTTCGTCAAGCCTGCCGTCCCTTACTGCCGCCATAACCATTGCTATGATATTGGCGGGTTGCCCGTCTCTTGTAAGCCAACTACGTAAGAACTGAATCTGTGTTGAGTCGCTTTCAGCCTTATCAAGACGGTACGCAGCGGCAACGTCTTGTGCTCTGGCTAAGAACGCTGCCGGTTTCATCTTGTTGATAGCTGCAAGAGTCTTGGGTCCGAGTCCGCCGTCCGGTGTAACGTTAGCGGCAATCTGCGCCCACTTGACGCCACGGCCCCCGGCATTTACTACGTGATCGTAGATCCAGTTAGCGGCGTCCTGACTGTTGATTTCCCCCAGCCGGCAGTTGTCCCAAAAAGCAGCCTTGTAGAACAGCATGACCAACTCTTGAAGCGCCGGTATTGCCTGTAGGCGGGTGTTTACCGTCTTGACCCATGCCGAGTATGCCTTAGTGCCGTAAGGCGGTTGTTTGGCTAATCCTGCTAACGTATTTCGCACATACCGCCACCCCGCCCAAGCAGGATGAAAGTTAACGGCGATTCCCCGGTAAGTTCCCAAATTGGGGGTATTGCCCAAGTCGTGCGGATTATTTTGATAACCCCCTTCATTTCCATTTGTGATATCATAGGCCGGTTGAAACTTCGCCATTGTCTTCCTCCTGTTTCTTCAAGTTTTCTTCCCTCTTCTTACGGCAAGACTGTGCCGATACTTTGGCACAGTCCGTTGCGTTGCTCATCTTGTCACAGTCACCGAGTATGTAGTTACAGTACGGCGTCATGTTATCCTCCGGCTACTGCCGCCTGAGTTCCCCGTTGGTACAACCCGAAAGATTCAGAAAGGGGGTTAGCTTGTTTCTGTCGGCTGTGTTCCAGACTCCGACAGTGGGGGTGAACTGTTTGATAGTGCCTTTAGCCGAAGTAGGCATGAGGCGGGCTTTACAGCCGGTAGTGGCGAGAATGCTGTACGCCGTGTCCGTTGTCATGTTGATGGTTGTGGAATTCACCGTGAGGCTCTGCGTCTTGTTACCGTTGGGTGCGAAGTCTGCGTAAGCTGCGCAACTGGAAAGGGCGCACAGAATGATAGCGAGAATGATTCTTTTCATGTTGGGTTATTCCTCCTTATCAAACTTCATCTTGTGGTTGACTTCATGATGTCCGATTAGATTACTTAGCCGTTTGTCCATCTTCCCGATGTGCGACCACATGCTTTCCACCGTACTGTCAAACTTCTCGGTAGACTCTTTGATAGTTGCGCTGAGGTTGTTGATTGACGCCTCTATACGCGAAACCATCTCCGATTCTTTCTCTGCTTTAAGCTTGGCGTTCTGTTTCCATTGGTAAGCTATGAAGGTAACTAGAAGCCCTACAACTGAAACGTCACCCCAATTGATACTACTTGTAGCCGCTACAACTTCGGGTACAGCCATTACGTCACCTCCTTTCTAAAGGTTATTGTTTTGTGTCAAACCTCATCTCAGCCCCCACGTTCCACGTTGTAGCCGCGTCCCGCTGCATAAACTCCGTGACCTGGCGACCAACTGAGGCCCGGTAGGTGGTTCCGGCGAGGTGTTGGCCGCAGGCGGGGAGGGTGAGCAGCAGGGCGAGGATGGCTAGCAGTCTGGTCATGTTGGGCTCCTTATGGGACAGGGATGCTGATGTCATCTACATAGCAGTATATGGGGGTGCTCGTAGTCGCGTCCACCAGCAACTCAAATGTAGTAGTCCCAGCGCCAACTTCTATAGTGTACTGAGCGTAACTGCCCGAAAAGGATGTAGGAACACCGTTTTTGTAGAAGATACAACTCCCCGACCCGCCCGACGACGATCCCCAAAACGTTACTTGTCCGGCTCGTGTCGTGATAGTTTTGGCCAGCCTACTAGAGGGATAGGTAGGTGTGAACCCAGTACCCATAAATGAGTACTCACCACTATGTGGATTTTCTGTCGAACGTATCCATTGTATTCCCGATGTCAGCACCCACCCGTTGCTAACTCCGGTAGGTCCATTGATTTCGGCCCCGCTGAAGTCAATATGGAGGCCGCTCGCCGCCGCCTGAAACCGCCGCGCCCCCGGCCCCGCATAGCAGAGTGAGGGGATGAGCAGAAGGATGATTAAAAACCTAGTAATTGCGCCCACCGTCGGCCCCCATGGTGTAGGTGCTGGTTGCGTCGCTTTTGAAAACGTAGATGTCGTATTTGCCGTTGACGCTGGTCGCCACCGGAGCCGTGCCGCCGCTCCATTTGATCGTCCCGCCACCGGCCCAGGAGATAGTGTGCGCACCGCCGTATTTGACGGTGACGGTGTACGACTTACCAGCCACCGGAGTGGGGAGGGTAATAGTCACGTTGGCGTTGGTCGTCAGTTCCTGGTCCATGCCGTTCGCCAAATCCACCGTGAATGCGCTGCCAGCGGCGGGGGCGTAGGTGGTGTCTTTGAACTGCTGCCCCGTAATCGTCGTTCCAGTAATCGCCGCAGGAGTGGTGCCGCCGATAGCACCGGGGGAGGGGATGGAGCCAGATGAAATTGCTCCGCTCACGCTGAGGTTGCCTGCGCCGGGGTCGGTGGTGCTGCCGATGGAGACGCCACCGCTGGGGTGGACCCTCATGCGTTCAGTAAGAGTTGTGGTTGTATTAGCTGTTGTACCAAACGTTATATATGTTCCGTTGGCCGTAGCTGACCATTGCTCTCCGGCGTAAGCGTTTATTGTTGCTTTATTCGCAAAAGCTGTCCCGTTATACCCACCGAACGAAAACCCCCCTAGTGCATTATTAATAGGG